AATTTGTGCCATTGTTCTCTATCCTTCTATCAGTTATAAGAATTTATCTGACATTTTACTAAACTCATCGTCAGACAAACTAAGCGGGTTAAAATCATCAGGCTTCGCTTTTGCTACTGGAGCAGTCTTAGTAACTGCTGCAGCACGTTTGCGATCTTTTCGCACGGTGTCATTATTGGTTTCGCTCACGGACTTTACTGCCTTTTCAATGGGATTAGGTTTTGGAGTATTATCTTCAAAGCCAACCATCTTCTTGGATTCGTAAAGCGAGTCACCTACATGACGATATGCTTCTAAGTCAGACATCCCACCTAAGCGACCTAACATACGCTCAGATTCCACTACTTTCGATACTTGGGCATAAATGCCATTTTCCATTTGGGTGTTAAGTATCTCAATAATTTTAGGATCTCTAACAATCGCTTGCTTACTTGAGTCATCCCACTTATTGCTTACAACATTGATAGTGTCATGATAAGTCTTAGTATCGCGAATATCATTTAAGACTTGTTCAAGTTCCACTTCGCTGTCATCGACAGTGTAAGATACGGGTTTATACTCATTTTTTTCTACATCAATTTCTAGTGGATCAATTCCACTTTCCTTGATTAGTCTATTAATAGCATCTGGATTTTTCTTATCAATATCAATTAAGAAACTTAATTTAGATTCATCCAGTAAACCATTATTCTCTAACATCTTAACCAATTTAAGATGAGGTTTCAAACCTACCATCTTTTTATTGTAGTTCGCTCCCATTTTCATAAGAGTACGAACGTCTTCGACGTTATCAACTTTCATTTCTTTACCGTTTGCTTTAAACGGTTTGTAGAGTTCTTCTACAATTGATTTGTAATCTATTACTTCTTCTTCTTCCTTGTCTTTATCCTCATCAGACTCATCTTCATTATCGTCTAATTCTTCAGGATCACCTTCTTCCGATTCTTTATCTTCAGTAGGCTCTTCCGTCTCCTCAACTGTAGCTTCATCCTCATCTGCTTCTACCTTATCCTCTGCTTCAACAGGTTCTTCTACAGGAGCATCAACTTGATCCAATGAGTCTAAATCAAATTCAGCTAGTTCTTCGTCCGACATGTTTAAAAAGTCAGGCTCCTCTACAGTAGTAACCTCACTCTCTTCAACAGTATCTTCTACTGCTTCATTCTCTAATTCTGCCATTATTCAGAATCCTCTGTTAATGCTACCTTTAACTCTTCGTGGTAATCATTCACAGCTCGTTCTGCCATAGCAGCTTTTTGCATAATCATAATCAGATAAGATCGTGTAATACCAATTGCATCAATACTACGAATAACATCTGCCTGCATTTCTGGAGTACTCATAGCAGGATCTGATTTAAGGTGTACCAATCGGATAGCCTCTTTCTCTAAGTAACCTTCCAAGAAAATCTTAGTGAAATCCTTGTTAGTATTAAGTCGGTCTAACGACTTACCTAGATCAATCGTTCGTTGAGCTTCTTGAATAGACATCTCAATTTGCTCAATATCACTTCCGCTTTCATTCATCATAGTCATCTACCTTCTGTCCTCTCCCCGTTTATGAGGATGAGTTTGTGTGTACCGGCTACGCCGGTGGGTTGGTTCCGGTACCTTGTAGTACCTTCTCCAGGATCTTTGTCTTACCTTGTGCTTGGGCTTGTGCACCCTGTCGCTCAAGATCACGTTCTTGTTTAACTCCTGATTCCTGTTCAATAAAGTTCAGGTTCTTCAGGTCGGAATCACTTTGATAATTACCTGCACGTACACCTTCCGTTACTGCTTTGGCTGCATCCAAGTTAGCTTGTGATGTATTCTCGACTGTGCGAGATTCGATTTCTCGAATTTCTGCTTCAAGTTTAGCAACACCAAGTTCTTGCATACGCTGCTGTAATGGATCAGGCTTCGGCTCATAATCTTCTAAGCGTTTAGCTAGATCTGGCATCTTTCGTAATCTGGCTATGTCAGCCATAATCATATAAGTCATTTTTGGATCTGCACTTGGCCCAACAGTCTGTAGCATAAATGCTAGTTCCTTGGCCTTTCCATTGTCTTCTTCAGCAGTACTAATAGTAAGTCTTAAATCAAACTTACCTGCTAGGTCATCCCTGCGTACTTTAACGAACTCTTCGTTAGTTATACGTACTACTTCTTCTTCCTCTAAGAACTCTGCATTCATTGATATGAACTTACGTCCAATATCAGTAATACCTTTAGCTAATCTGCGTAGTATACCTAGTTCTCGCTTAGATGCAGCATCTAACGCTCCACGAACCCCTGTAGCGGTGTCTCCTAAGTTAGTACCAGAGATGCCAGTACTGAATGGGATAACGCCTGTGAGGCTCTCTGCTTCGGCATTCTGCATGTTAATCATGTTGATTGCAGAGTTAGGTATCTCACTATACGTGTGCAGTTGTATAGCTTGTCTTGGATCTATGTGTGCATTGAACTCATAGTTCTCACCACGTTTAAACTTACGGCGGTTAACTGTATCCAAAGCATCTTTACGCATACCCATCTGACCATTAGCACTACGAGCCAATATGTCAATCATACCACGAGTTACTGCACCTACAATTTTCTGGTTATCTTCAAGCAACGAGCCATCCGGCTCACCGAATGAGTTCCGCTTACGCGGTAGATATTGTACCTTAACAAAAGGTAACTTCTTATCCGGAAAAGGATTCTCTTCCATTCTAATCAAAGTCTGACCAACCCAAGTAGCAACAAATGGTTCCGCTATACCTGTGTTGTTGTAATCCCAGAAGCCCCAGTACTCATAGGCAATCATTTTTTTACGAGGATCATCCGAGTAAGTAAAAGAGTTAATTTCACCTGCTGAGTGATCTGGATCTGCTAATACAGAACCAGCTGCATCAATTATGATGTTATCTAGGTTGTTATACTTACCACACTTCTTCAACTCAGATAGGGAAGTTTCAAATGAGTATATAATAAAACCAGCTTTATCAATATCACCCAAGCATGTAGGATCAATAATGATGTTTCTGTAGTCACACACTTCTACTGTAGGGTTGTTCTTAATAGTAGTTTTTTTAGTAATGGCCTTCTCTTCACCTGTGTCTACAGGCTCCATTGGGACACCACTAGCAACACTCAGCTCTACAGCTTGCTGTAAGTGCTTGGGTAACTTGGCAAACTCTTTAGGCAGGTTCTCCTGCATAGCAAACAGTTCGTTTATATTAGGCTCAAAATTAGGATTAGGCTGATACTCGTAAATAGGTTCATACGTTGTTACGTCACCTTCTTCAAATTCCCAACCAACTTGTACAATGATGTCACCTTCTTCGACACCAGTACGCACATAGTTATCAATAAAGTTAACCTTGTTTAGCTTAGTATTAAACTGATTGTTCAATACTAGTTCATTCTGTTGAGCTGCTTTCTTGTCTTCAAAGGTAATAGGGGAGACATTGAATATGTCATCTGAGCTAAGAAACGGCTCTGAGAGAGCTGCATAACGCCACTCAGCCTGCTTACGAATAACCTTTGGCTGTACTGATGAACGACCTTCTACCTTCTTAGTAGCTGCTGAGCCAGTGACATTCAATGAGTCTAACCAGCCAGTAACTTCTGATACGTGCGCATCAGAGTCTGCTTTAGCAGCAATAAAGTCTTTCTTAAGATCACCTATCTTTGGGGCATTTACCCAATCTGCTAGAGTAGTCTCGTCTGTAGGATAGCTCTTAACATCTTCATCATCAGACTCTTCAGTACTATCACTAGTATTGGAGAACTTATCCTTACCGTAATTTTGTGGCATTCTTAAACCTCTACATAGTGTGTAAATATACTCAATGGTATCATTTTAACTACTTTTTGTTAAATTAACAGAATAAACACTTCTCACTCCTAAGTACTAGGTGACTTCAAATGAGATCTTTATACTTTCTAGCTCTTCTGTTGTTGTAGCATTATCTATTAAGTCTTGGAACTTCTGACGCTGACCTGCTATTGCCATAGACAATCTTTCAAACTGGTCTGCCTTAATGTTTATCTTGGAGAGTATAACC